TCTGCTGCTTGTTGATCCGCTGCCGCTTGGTCTGCGGCTGCTTGGTCTGCTGCTGCCTGTTCTTCTGCAGCTAACCTGTCTGCTTCGGCCTGGGCTAGCTCTTCTTCGGAAGGTCCAGTAACTGAAACCATTATGTTTGTTACTGGCTCTGACCATACATAAATCCTATTGTCATTGTCATCTGCACGAATCTTAAATAGGTACTCAGTATCAAATCCGCCAGTATTCTCAAAGTTTGAGGCTGAGATAGTGCCATAGGTATTTGTGGTTGTGATTGCCCATCCAGAATCTGCAGTGTTCCAGGCTATTACGTAGTAGTTAAGATATGCAGTCTCATTAACTACTGATGCGTCCCAAGTTAGACTTACGGATCCATCCTGATTAACAGTTACAGAAAGATTAGTTGGTGCAGATATTGATGGCTCTGGTGGTGGTGGGACACTAGATGTATTGTTTATAGCGTAATACTCTGCACCCTCACGTGCATCTAAGCCGTCAGTAAATGCAGAGGAACCTTCGCTTGAATATATAAATGTTCCAGCCTCATCCCAAATGTTATTGGATACACTAGAACCAACCTGTGTATAGATGTTGTTGTGCCTAGCATTAAGACTAATTGCCGTTGTATTGTCAGCAAAGGTGTTTCCCGTTATGATTGTGTTTATGTATGGTGAGGACAAATATCCAGGGAAGTTGGGCCAATAAGATGAAACATTAACACCAACGCTGTTGCCACTAAATGTGGAGTTAACTACCCTATGCTTATTAAGACCACGCATTAAGAATGCTGTGCTGTTACTGTTAAAGGCAGAGCTGTCTATTAGTATTGTTCTTTCACCGTACACCGCTGTGTTGTTGTTTTCAAAGAGTGAATTAGAGACGTGAATTCTGTTGTCGTAGGCGTTGTCATCTTCAGATGGGGTAGTTGGGGTGCCACCATGATTAGAGAATAGTGCGGTGGTGTTTCCTGTGAACGTTCCATAGTTTATGTATATGTATGACCCACCTTCTTTCGTAGCAATGGCTGTTGTACTTGATGTAACCGTAACGTTATTAACGTATACTGTTCCCCTTACCAGCCAAATAGCAGATCCTGACTGCCCACTAGAATTGTACATGTTGCTAAAAGTTAAGCCACCTATGGTCATGTTCTTGCCCTGAAGAACCAATCCCGAATATAGATCTCCTCCGTCGATGGTTAGTGCTGCTTCTCCTGGCCCCTCTATGGTAACATTACGGGTAATCCCTGGTAAACTAGATGCTAAGTTTATTGTACCGCTAACTCCAAAGGTAATCTTGTCAAATGTAAGTCCAGCGTTTGATTCTGCAATGGCCCACCTAAGAGTACCATCTGTTCCATCGTCTTCTAGGGATGTTACAACAATACTGTCTACAGCGTGGGCTGGTTCGAGCACGCCAAATATAGGCAAGAATGCCAATGAAAGTGCTGCAACAGCACGGAGTGACGTTTTAATTTCATCCTCCTAGTATGGGGTAGCTGGAAGTGTCCTTATACTATTATACTAGGGTTTATGTATTAAAAAGGGGGACACAGCCTAAGCCATGCCCCCCTCTTTCTTCAACTTATTTAATTAAAAGTCCCAATCCTCATCCTCTGTAGCTTCGTGCTTACCAATTACGTAAGAGGAGCCAGAGCCTGAGAAGAAGTCGTGGTTCTCATCAGCGTTGGGGGATAGTGCAGCTAGTATAGCCGCACTAACATTTGTCGTGTCTTTAGGAAATAGTGCTTCAAATCCCAAATTCATAAGTGCTTTATTGGCATTGTAGTGGAGGAATTTCTTTACATCCTCTGTCAGACCAATTGTATCATAAAGATCGGCTGTATATTTGATTTCGTTCTCGTAAAGCTCCATCATAAGCTCGTAAGCAAAAGTCTTTAGCTCTTCCTGTCGTTCTACAGATGACTCGTTGTATGCTAGCTGGAACTTGTACCCGATATAGTAGCCGTGTACTGCTTCATCTCTAATGATAAGTCTAATTAGATCAGCAGTGTTAGTCAGCTTTGCCCTGGAAGACCAGTACATTGGTAGGTAGAACCCTGAATAGAACAGGAACGACTCTAGCAGTGTAGAAGCAATCTTACGCTTTAGTGGATCATCTCCATGGTAGTTGTCCAGAATGATCTCAGCCTTCTTTTGAAGGTAAGGGTTGTCTTCCGACCAACGGAATGCATCATCGATATCATTAGTAGAACATAGAGTGGAGAACACGCTAGAGTAACTCTTTGCATGTACCGACTCCATGAACGCTATGTTGGTGATGACAGCCTCCTCGTGCTGTGTCCTAGCGTCTGGCAGGATGCTCATGGACCCAACTGTGCCCTGAATCGTGTCTAGCATGGTGAGTCCAGTAAATACACGCATCGTTAGCTGCTGCTCCTCTGGCCTCAGAGTGCTCCAGGACTGAATGTCATTGGAAATGGGCACCTTCTCTGGCAACCAGAAATTCTGAGTTAGCCTATTCCATACATCCAAGTCTACTTGGTCTTCAATCTTATTCCAGTTAACTGGTCTTGTTATAGCTGACATGATACGCACCCCTCAATCTCGGTTCCTTCTAGCGCATCTTGACGAATGCGGATATAGTAAATTGTTTTAATACCCTTTTTCCATGCGTAAATCTGTGCCTTGTTTACGTCACGAGTTGAGGCTGTGTCCTTAAAGAATAGCGTCAAAGACATTCCCTGGTCAATGTGTTGCTGTGCTGCTGCATACACATCTACAACTTTTTCTGGACCAATCTCATAAGCATCCTGGAAGAACTCGCGGTTATCATTAGTTAGTCCTGGAGCTGGGTAGTAAACGCGGCCCATTAACCCTTCTTTTCGGATTTCAATCTGAGCAGCAATTGGGTGAATAGAACTTGTACTGTTATTGATGTAGCTAATAGATCCAGTAGGAGGAACAGCCTGTAGGTTCTGGTTGTATAGACCATGTTCCATTACGGAAGCCTTCAGCTCTTCCCAGTCTTTCTTCTTTGGAAGCTTAATCTTAGCGTCCTTGAATATTTGAGCAACCTTCTCCGTAGCTGGCTCCCACTTCTGTGAAGTGTACTTGTCAAAGAAGGAGCCGTCTGCATACTTAGAGTTATTGAAGTTATCAAAGGGTGACTTCGACTCAATGGCCAGCTTGTTGGATGCACGTAGGGCATGGTATAAGACAGTCAGGAAGTAGATGTTAGTGAAGTCTAGAGACTCCTCGTCACCGTAGTACATTCTTTCTTTGCCAAAGTAACCATGCAGGTTCATTTGTCCTAGGCCAATGGCTCTAGACTTCCTGTTACCCTCGGCTACTGACATAACTGAGTCAATGTAGGATAGGTCTGAAACTGCACTTAGAGAGCGAATGGCTACCTCGATAGTCTTACCAAAGTCTGGGGACTCCATAGCCTTAGAGATGTTTAATGATCCTAGGTTACATGAGATATCCTTACCAATGTCTTTGTAGCTCATGTCATTGTTATAAGTGGTAGGAGTATTTACCTGTAGGATCTCAGAGCAAAGGTTGGACATATTGATACGTCCCTCAATTGGATTAGAGTTATTGACTGTGTCTTCGTATACAATGTAAGGATACCCCGACTCAAACTGAAGCTCCGCTATTCTCTGGAATAGGTCACGAGCTTTTATCTTCGTCTTCTTGATACGAGAATCGTCGACCATCTCTGCGTACTTCTCTGTTACGGAGATGTCTGACATTGGAACCCCGTATACACGCTCTACGTCATATGGCGAGAATAGGTACATCTCTTCGTTGTTCTTAGCAAGCTCTAGGGTTACGTCTGGGATTACTACACCGATTGATAGTGTTTTAATCCTGGTCTTCTCGTCTGCGTTTTCTTTCTTTGTATCTAGGAACCTCATGATGTCTGGGTGGTGGGCATTTAGGTAAACCGCGCCTGCACCCTGACGAGCACCAAGCTGGTTTGCATAGGAGAAGGCGTCCTCTAGCATCTTCATTACTGGAATAATGCCAGATGATTGATTCTGAATCTGCTTAATTGGTGCTCCAAGCTCACGTACGTTTGTTAGATTAAGCCCTACTCCACCACCACGCTTAGAGAGCTGCAGTGAAGATGTAACGGCTCGGGCAATGGATTCCATGTTATCTTCTACACGAAGTAGGAAACAGCTTACATACTCCCCACGCTGGGCCTTGCCTGCATTTAAGAAGGTTGGTGTGGCTGGCTGGAAGCGATTAGTAATAATCTCATCAATGACGTCTTGTGCGTGTTGCTTATTGCCACGACCTAGCATTAGCCCATTCATTACGACGCGATCTTCGAATCACTCTAGGTAACGGTCTCCAGCAAAGTTCTTTAGTGCATACTGAGTATAGAACTTGTATGCCCCAACAAAGGTTGGGAATCTAAACTTATAAGAATAAGCGTGCTTGAATAGATCCTTGGTGTCCTCTGGGGAGTACTGATCCAGGATGGTCTTGTCGTAGTATTCATTTTCAACAAGGTATTCTAGCTTCTCTTCTAGTGTGTGAAAGAAAACGGTGTTCTGATTTACGTGGTCTAGGAAGTATGCCTTAGCTGCCTCTTTGTCTTTTCCAAATTGAATTTGATTGTTCTCGTCGTACATATTTAGCATGGCGTTTAGCTCATGATAGCTTATCTTATTCTGTTCCATATAGTAGTTTCAACCGTCCTTTAACTCGTTCTACATCTTCTGGTGTTCCAAATATCTCTACCTTGGCAATTACTGGAACACCTGTTTTACGGGAGACCAGGTCTGCCGCCTTGCAAAAGTGCTCACCAAAGTTGGTGTTTCCAAACCCTACTACACCACGTAGCAAAGCTCTATTTTCAGGTACGTTTAGAAAACGTCGAACCTGTCTGGGGATTGCAGACTTTTCACTACCCCCACCATAAGTAGGTACAAAAAGTACATACTCGTTACCCACAAAGCGCTGCCCAATATCGCTATCCCTAATAGGAATCCGAATACAATTTCCATCTAACTTCTCCACAAATCTCTTAGTATTGCCAGAATGATTCGAGAAGTAAACAATATCTATGGACATTAATTATACCTCTCTTTGTTCTAGATTGTCTTAAACTGCCCCAAATATTCATCAATTTCTTTTTGAGGTGGTCTATAGTTTATCACATTGTTTGGCATATCCGCAACCTCTTGTTGGGTTTTTGGCCTATCCCTAAATGTATGAATATCAATCTCCTGGTTAGTGTTTCTTGGAGTATGAGAAATGGCTCCATAGATAGAACCACAAACAGCGTCAGCAAGGTCTTTGGACGACTTTCTGGGGTGGTCCACTCTGTTGCCCTTCATGATCTTGAGCTCGGTTAGTTCCTCAAACAATAGGTCAATTGTCGGCATCACAAGACGCTCTTCATAGATAAGCATAGCCATGTCCTCGTAGTGCTTCTTTGCAACAGATACCGTTTCGGTTCTCATGCCCACAGCCTTTAGCTCATTCTGAATGTCAAACGACTGCCAGCGATCAAAGGAGACCATTCCAATGTTAAACCCAATTCTACGCAAGTTTTGAATCCACTGCTTAACCTCTGAGAGATCCACTGGCCCTTCAACCTTAGGCTCCCACCAAGCGACTGCATCAACAACCACTATGGGAGCAACCTGCTCATAATCTTTTATAACCTGAATGTTTACCCACTTATCTACGTGGGCTATTGCAACAGCACACTTGTCGTGTCGTTGGGCAAGGTCAGCGTGTACGTAGTAAATCTTATCTGGATCTGGGGTAAACGTTTCTTCAAATCTTCTAAAGGTGTCTAGTGGGTTTCTAATGCTCATGGCATTCTGGACCTTGTCCCTTTGCTTAAAGAAGGCGTCAGACGAGAATGTTGGAACGCACGCAAAGCGCTGCATGGCATCTCCAATGTCCGTATAGAAAGCTAGCTTAAAGTCGTCAACCTTACGAGTAGGGTTTACCACCCAAGTGGGTCTCTTTAGAGCAAACATTCCTGGGAACTTGTAATTAAGAATGGTGTCTTCGTCCCAGCTAATCTCTAAGCTATTTCCGATAGCATCTTCTGGAAGATCTGGGTTCATTATAAACTTATGGGTCTTTGTGATTACTTCTTTGTCTGCTATTACGTCATCGTACCGCTGAGATATAAAGTCTCCTGGAAAACGCGGGAAGGATAGTAGAGCTACCTTGCCTAGGTCGGGGAAACGAGAATCTACAGAGGCACGAAAGGCTTTGTAGATATTGTCGGCGGTCTTGCCTTGGTCGTTTCCAGTATTAACTTCTTGAGCAAAGCCAGAGATCTCATCCAGTACTGCTAGGATTAGGTTTAGGCCCTCGTGTGACTCACGCTCAGAGTGACCAGAGTAAACTGTTATTGAATGATCGAACTCAATGCTGTCTGCCTTTGCGTAATACTTTCCCTGAAACCACGGGGATCTTTCAATCTTTGACTTAAAGCCTTTAAAGAAAACATTCTTAGCCTGCTGTGCGTTAATAGCAACGTTAATAATGTCGATAGCATCGCCAGGTGGCTTGCCGAAGTATCTAGCTGGGTCCTTTAGGCACAGAAGCTTGTAAACAATGTAGCTGCAGGCTACAGTGGATGTAAAGTCTTTACCGCTACCCTTGCCAAGCTGTAGGATTATCTCATTTTTAGTATACTTCTTAAAATATCTAGAACCTTCCACAGAGCCCATTAGCCGAATTAGGTCGGCCTCCCTGTATATCTGGCTCATGGCCTCTACGATATCGTACTGAACATCGGATAGGGGTGGTTGGCCCAGATAGTCTTCGCCTTCTACAAATGTTTTAGCATCGACTGGTATCTCTGCAAAAGGAGTGTCCTCTAGTGCCTCTAAGAAATCATCAAACATTATTCACCACTTACGATTGTAACGGTTTCCCCTGGCTTAGTAGCAGAAGAAAGCCTGCGTAGAATCTCATCACGTATCTCTGGGTGCTCAGAGGCAATGTCTTTTAGGATACCTATCAACGTATCCTGTCGGTCTTCGATTGCCATCATCTCTTCTGCAAGCTCTTTGTTCTCTAGAAGACCAGCCTTCTGAAGCATATCAATTCTAGTTCGTTCTAGGTCCATTACCAACTTAATGCCAGAAGTCTTTGCATTTAGGTTTGAGGTGGTGGTAGCCTCATCTATTACTTCATAAGCTTTTTGTATTAGCTTGCTGTAGTGTGTGTCTGCACCTACTAGTGCTTCCTTGGCTCTTGCACGGATGGCAGCATTATCAGATGCCATTGCTCGCCACTCATTGATGTATGATACGACCTTCTGCCTAGGAAGGGATAGCTCCTTAGAAATCTGGGTTTCTGGTGTTCCAGCTAGATACTTTTCGACAACCTTGTTTACGACATCTAGGTGCTCAACTGTTAAGTCTTCAAACGACACGCTTGGCCCTCTTTCCCTTTTGTGGGATTCTCTTAATGCGGTCTTCCTTGAATGCACGGAATTGCTGAGCCTTACCCCTGAAAATTTCAAAGCAGTCTACCCAATAAGATCCTGTTAGCTCATTAGTAGTTATGCCTACAAACTTAAACTTAGTTCCATACTCGCCCTTGACCTTTATAATATCTCCAGCCTCAATGCTGAAGCCATTGACTTCCATGTAAGGAACTGTCACAAAGTGACTAGGGGCTATCACTACTTTTTTACGCCTGGACATCTGTCTCCTTTATTGCAATTCTTGTTCCGCAATTAATGCATGTTGTGTAAGTATATCCTGTAAACGGACAGGAGGCCTCGTGCGAGTCCGTGTGCTTGCAGGTAATTCTTTTTACATGATACCCTGCAACCTTTACGAAGTGCTTTAAGATTCTCATCTTCTCGACTTTCTTAGTCCAAACTTAGCCAAATAAACATATATGGTCTCTACGCTTGTTCCACATTCTTTTGCTATTTCGGCAGGTGTCTTCTTGTCCACGTGAAATCTTTTCTTTAACCATAACTCTGATGTATATAGTTTAACAGATGGCATACTACTTGTCAACCTTTCCCCAGTTATTGATAGCATAATGACCAACGCCAATGGCATCGGCTATGTCGTTATCGTGATTGTTTATATCATAATTGATATTGGTAACACTTATTGTTCTAAGTTTTCTAAACTCTCGCTCATAATTCTTGTACCATGAATCCGACTTGCCTGGAGTGCCTTCTCTTATCTTAAGCTTTTCATCTTTGGTTAGCTTACCGTTGCCTATAAATGTCTGCCATGCAATTGGATTAATTGAGCCAGCTATCCTGATACCGTTTTGAGATGCTGCACCAAGCAGTGAACCCTGCACCAATGCAAGGTCAGCTGCTGTCTTTGGGCTATTGAGATATACTGTATGCTCAATAACTATTGCATCAACATCTTTCTTTATCTTATCAAAGAAGGACACGCATTTACGAGCAGAGTCGGATACCTTGTTGTAGGTATTTGAACCAGAGAAATTTATCTTTCCAAAAGAGTGTAGCTTCTCTCCATGAAAGATGGCAAAAGCTAAGCTATTGGTGCTAGCATCAATAGAGCATATCTTTTCTGGTCGGGGGTTAATCTTCGAGAGGTTTACCATTAGACAATCCCTTAATGTCCTTTATAGCTCTAGACACCTCTTTTGGGTCTACCAGGCAATTTTGACACAGCGTTTCATCATTATAGGCAGACAGCTTGGATCCGCAAGAGTTGCAACGCCTATCCTTTGTCTGAAGCTTGCGTCGCCTTTTAATGGCGTATTTCTCTGCAATCTTCTCTTTAGTGGCACCTTCTCGACACTCGGCTGAGCAATATATCTGATAGGATATGCTTGTTTCAAAACCTTGGTCACACCATTTACAATGCTTGTTCTTCATCTATTGGCTCCAGAGATAGTATCTTTACGTCTCCCTTGCCAGCCAAATCACAAGTTGCCCTTAGTGGGCATGTCTTGCAAATCTTAGAGTTAGACCTGTAGTTTTTCTCAGGCAGGGTCCTGTCGACCCAAGCCTTTCTTACTGTCCTCATCCAATCAAATGTCTGGTTTACCCACCGTTCATAATAATCGTTGATCTCTACTGGTATAATCAGTAGTTCGTGATTGTTTTTGTTTTCATAAATAAGAACAGCTTGCTTCTTATTTAGAATCTTCATATAAATAAGTAACTGGATTATGTGATACTTTGCTGGCTTGCCTGCAGCCTTGCGGTACTCAAATGCTTCCATTGGCATTGTCTTGATCTCACCAAGAAGATCCTGGCCTTCCCAGTTTAAGATGACATCGCCGTACCCCATAATTGGGGGGTCCTCGCTTGTAATCTTAAATTCTGAGTCAACTAGGAAATCGTCTACGTTACCCATAGCTTCCTGGATACGCTCGTGAGCCTTAGTTCCTGCGTTCATATTGGCTCCGCCATATGCATCCGCATTGTCTTCAAAGGTTGCACCGTCAAACGCCAAGTACCAGTACCTGGGGCATTCCCCATGACTATAAGCGACTGTGCTTGGAGCAAAGGACTTCTTCTGCTGGTGCCTTGCCACACGCTTAACGGTATAGCCAGTCCTAATCTTTTCTATCAGCTGGTCTGTGTCTAGAAAAGACTTCTTTTTTACTGACTTTAGCATTATTTCGCTTAATAGACTTTTTGCCATATTATATTAACGAGTGATGTATTTAAGAGCTGCTACTAAGTCTTTAATTGACTCAGCTGCAGTGTAATAAATATTCTTTCTCGCCCTATCTCCCTTATCTACGTTTGTCATCCAAGTTGCCTTAAAGGACATCTTGGCGGCAATTGCTTGCAATCGAACAATCTCAAGAGTTGCTACCTGAATTGGAATGTCTGGCCTTACGATAAGCTTTGCAATCATAGTTAATGCCTGCGTAAGCTCTTCGTCCTGCATGAAATCTGAGATCTCTGCAAGACCATTTACCATCTCTAGTGTTGTCTTCTCTTCTTTTACTTCTTGTTCCATCACTATATTATACCACGAACTCGCCGTTTACAATACTTTGCCTGTCCTTGCTACTAACGCTGGCCTTGCCAACAAACCATGGTAGCAGTACATCGTAGAGGTCAATGAGTAGATTGACGTCTTGAATCTGGTACTTCTTCATCTCTACCCAAGCCTTTGGGTCGCCCTCCATACACCTAATCCACAGCTTGAATCCAGAGTGCTTGACCTTAGAGCCAACCCCAAGTGTCTGTGCTACATAGTCTAGCTTGTTAGATGGGAACCTAAAGTTAGCCTTAACAATAGTCATTAGGTCTAGGTCTTTGGTTGGAGTTGATGGTGGCAGCATGCCGTTTTCCAGGAACTCTCGGTTGATGTGCTTGTGGTCAAACGCTGCTGAGTTCCAGCCTACAAGGACATCTGCCTCTTCCATTAGCTTGTGTAGCTCTTCTAGCATAGCCTTCTTGCCGTCATGGTGTACTGACTTAAAGATGACCTTCTTGCTAGTACCCCACCTTGCACCAAAGCAAAGCATTTCTGTTGGTTCAATGATCTGGTCTATACTAACGTTCTGATCCCACAGTCCCCAGACATAAGCCTTGATTGGTGTAGTCTCAATATCTAAATATAGTGTCTTCATTATTCTTGGTTTCCCTCTATTAGTTGTTCTAACAAACTCAGTTCGATGATTGCCAGTCTAGTCTTTATGTTGTTTTCTCCAAGCACCACTACGATTGCTGGATCGTTTTTGTTTTTCATGGCATCGGTAGTGGCTTTTGCCCAGTTATCCTGGTTTACGGTAAACCCCTTAGGATACTCCTTGAAGTCAACAGTAAAGTTTTTCCAGGTAGCATCGCCCTTTTTTATGCCACGACCGCTATTCTTTATAGCTTTCGCACCAAGACGACTAGTCTCTGATCTCTCGCTCATAGTCTTTCTTTTTCTTTTTTGTGATAACTAAGGATACCATGGATACGTGCTTTTGTCCACACATCCAGGTAACTTCTTTTTTCTCAGGATAGAATCTAATGCTTGGAACAACTTCCTTACAAGTATGGCAAGGAAATTTTCCACCGTACAACGAGTATTTATTCGCCATTTAGTTTTGCCCTAAGACTTTCTTGTAGTTCTGCATTTTCACGTACATGAGTAACGAATGAATCCCTGCCCTGGATCTTACTTCCATCTGGTAGGATATACCATGCACCAGTTCTCTCTACATACCCCATCATCTCTGCTGTATCTACAAGATCTCCGATAATGTCTATGCCTGTCAAGTCACCCTTGAACATGAAGTCGTATTCTCCCGACTCGCCTGGTGCAGAGGTCTTAGAGTTTTGGACTTCCCAACGTACTCGTCGTCCGACCTTCTGCTCTATGAGCTTGTCTCCAACTTTAATCTTACGCTTTACTGCATTGTTGTCAGACGAAGACGAGAACAGCTTTACGATAGTTGATGAGAAGAACTGCGTAGCATTGCCACCAGTAGGCACAGACTGCGTGTACATTGCAGTGATGTTGTTACGTGCCTGGGAGATAGCTACGATCAGTGCTGGCTTCTCCTGGTTGTTGGCATAGTTTATCATCATCCATGCGTGCTTAAGGTCTTTAGACTCTGCACCAATTTGCTTGGTCCTATCTAGGTCCTTTAGCTCTGTAGAGTCTTTTTCAAAGTATACCGCTGGTAGAAGCGAGCTAATGCTGTCAATTACAATCATGTCTACGCCTGCGTGTAGTAGTGCTACAACTACATCTACCATGTCGTTAACGCTTCTTGCTTCTGAGTAGATTAGCTGTGAGGTATCTACCCCTAGCTTCTCTGCCCACTCCTGATCGTAGGACATCTCTGCATCTACCCAAGCACAAAGCTTGCCTTCTTTTTGAGCCAAGCCAATTGTCTGTAGGCAAAGAGAAGACTTTGCACTGGACTTGCTACCCCACAGAAGAACCTGCCTTCCATAGGGGAAGCCACCGCCTAAAGCAGCGTTTAAGCCTGGACTGGGTGTAGCCTGAAACTCTGTTTTAATGCCCACAGCTGGTCCTAAGCGTTTTCTAATCTTTGGATCTAGCATTGCTAAAGCCTCATCAATCGTTGTCAATTACATCCTCCAATATAATAGTTCCATCTTTTGTTTTACCTAGAGAGAAGCCGTATGAGCTACCCTCTTTAATCTTCATATAAGCTTTAGGGAATGCGGTTGGGAACACCGTAACTGGCAGCAAGCTCCTTGAGGAGTCTGCTAGTGTTAGCGTTGCCATCTTCTTTCCAGCCTTTGTCATCCTTGGCTTGAACGATACTACATAAAGCTCATCATCCTTGAAGGGAAGAGTCTTGTAGTTTAAGTATTTAATTAATGACGACTCCTGCTTTCCGACTTGGTCAACTGGGATAGCGTTTACTATCCTGTTATCGCTACATAGTAGGATGTATGTCCTGCCAGTCTCAATAGTAGTTTGCTCGTCATCGAAGATGCTTACGCTGCCTGTCTTATCTAGGATCTCTACCCTGGACCATCCCTGTCCACGCTTAATGTTCTTAACCATGCCCATCAGGATAAAGGCACCCTTTTCCTCAAACTCTTCCACGTCATTCATAAATGCGTGGTAGTGCTGTGGAACAGATATATTGAACTCTGGTAGATTTAGAAATTCGTAAAGGTTCTCTCGTATCTCATCATCATTCCTAGGGTTGTCTGGGAACGTTGCTGCACCAATGACTCTTAGTGCTTGTAAGGATCTGCTATTGACTCCGCTACCCTTCTCAAACACAAATTCTTCAATGTTCTTGTAGGATGCAAAAGGTCTTGCAGCCAGAAGCTTGTTGGCAATGTTGTCAGATATAAACTTAATTCCCGTTAGACCAAAGCGAATGCCCTTGCCCTCGATCTTGAAGTCCATGTCTGAATCATTAATGTGTGGTAGCTTAATGCTAATCCCCATACGCTTTGCCTCAATTAGATACTCTGTGCGAGCATCTTTGTCCTTTTCATTCTTTAGAATGGAGTACATGAACTCTAGAGGATAGTATGTCTTTAGCCATGCCGTCCAGTATGAAAGAGTAGAGTACGCAACAGCGTGCGACTTGTTAAAAGAGTACCCTGCGTGAGCCTCGAAGTCGTGCCAGAGGTCAGTAGCCACATTCGGGGTGAGGAACCTTGAAGCACCAGTCACGAATCTTTCCTTAAAGACGTCGAACTCTTTGGCATCCTTCTTCTTTCCAATGATCTTACGTACCTTATCGGCCTCTGACATTGACATTCCGCCAAGTTCTGTACAGGCCTGCATGACCTGTTCCTGGTATAGAATACATCCATAAGTCTCTTCAGTAAATGCTTTCATAACCTGGTGGTGGTATCTGATGTTCTGCTTACCATGTTTTCTAGCAATATAATCCTTGCCAATGGTGTTAGCAGCACCTGGTCGTACAAGAGCGTTAGAGGCAGCTAGCTCTGCAAAGTTTTTTACGCCCATCCTAACCAATAGGTTTGTATATGGTGCAGCTTCACACTGAAAAACACCCTTTGTAAAGCCGTCAGAGAGCATCTGGTAGACTTTGGAGTCTTCCATGTCTACAGATAGCAGGTCAATTTTCTTGCCCTCACGTTGCTGTACAATGGTTAGTGTGTCTTTAAGAACACTAAGGGTCTTAAGACCAAGTGCATCAATCTTAATAAGGCCAATCTTTTCTGCTTCGGTCATGTCTACCGCAACTACTGGGATTCGCTCTTTGTTTCCTGGAGATGTCCTAGTTTCCATTGGAGCAAACTTGAAGATAGGCTGTTTAGATGTAACTACTCCAGCTGCGTGAATACCAGTACCACGAATTCTACCACGGAGCTGATCTCCATAAGACTCAATCTCTGGGTACTTCTCACGGAACCAGGCTGCCTGCTTTGAATAGCAGTAGTCGTCCCATGTGTCGATGACCTTTAGTACCTTGTTTACGTCAGTTAGAGGTATGTGCAGTACTCGAGCGATGTCTCGGACCACACCCTTATCTTTAAACTGCAAGAATGTAGCAATAGAAGCTACGTGCTTATACTGTCTAACTAGATAGTCTTTTACTTCTTCACGACGAGTATCCTGGATGTCTGTATCAATGTCTGGGAAATCATCTCTGTCGGGATTGATAAATCTGAAGAACAGGAGTCCATGCACTATGGGGTCAATGTCTGTGATGCCTAAGGCGTAGCAAAGCAATGAGCCTGCAGCAGATCCACGTCCTGGGCCTACCATGATTCCCTCTTTTTTTGCCCAATGGATCATCGAGCGTACTACGAGGAAGTATGGTCCAAAGTTCTTGTTCTTAATAACAGTTAGCTCTTCATCTAATCTTGCTAGATACTCGTCTGTGTGGACTGAGCGGTCTTTTAATCCCTGGATTGCAAGCTCTAGAAGCTCACCATCGGGGTCTTTATACTGTACTGGAAGAAGGTCTAGGTGGTCTTGGATATCGTAGTCTTGTACCTTACCAGCAATTGCAATGGTGGCCTCGTACATGTCATCTCGACTAATGCCCTGGGACTCCATAGCGGCGTGCATCTCTTCATCTGAAAGTAGGTGGATGTCAAACTTTGCAAAGCTAATTTGCCTCTCACCGTATAGGTAGTCTAGACGATCCATAAGATTGTCTTTCTTAAGAGACTTCTCGTAAGTAGCATCCTTCTCAATCTTATTAGCGTAAGAGTTAAGGATAAGTTTAAGTTCCTGGATTTCTTTCTGTCCAGCATCAGAGTGGTGGCAGTCTGGTGTTACGACTGGGGTTACGCTGTATTCATCTGCAAGGGCAAGCAACTGCTTGTTTACTTCTGCAGGATTGTGTGGCATGACCTCAATATAGTAGTCATCTCCAAATACACGCTTGTGCCATTCAATAATACGCTTGGCTTCTGCAAGCTCTTCTGCCTCTATAGCTTTTGCCAAGGCACCAGAGAGACACCCAGATAGGACTATAAGCCCCTCTGAGTATTTCTCTAGCACCTCGTAGTCAATACGTGGCTTCTTAAAGAACCCCTCAGTCCAAGCAATTTCATTTAGCCTGTTGAGGTTCTCTAGTCCGACCTTGTTCTTGGCAAGAATAACTATATGGTTATAAACCAGGTCTAGCAGACCATCCCTTACATCATTGGCACGCTTATCGAAGCGGTCCTGTGTAATATAGCCTTCTACGCCAAGTATTGGCTTAATGCCCTTCTCTTTTGCATAACGGTAAATCTCTCTGTGACCAGAGAGAGAACCGTGGTCTGTAATTGCAACAGCAGGCATACCCAGTTCCTGGGCACGATCTACATACTCCTGTGGTGTGGCAATGCCATCAAACAGTGAGTAGTGTGTGTGAACGTGTAAGCCAACATATGTCATCTAGTTAGTCCCTACCAGTCAATGTTGGTAGAGGTTACAGAAGTTGGTGTGTCGAACCCGAAGAAGAATGCTTCCTGCTCTGGGTAAGGCACTTCACGAACAACCTTTTCTAGGTTGTGTAGCTCATGCTCTGCCCATGTAAATGGCTCAGAGTCTGGGCTTGTAGGAATCAAGGTGTAGTTAGTCTCGGTTCCCTGGCCGTTACGCTTTAGCTTCCAGCCTAGGTTTGATACGCTACCAGTCTCTAGTGCATACTCACGAATTGTGTTGAATGCAGACTGCTTGCTAACTCCCTGTGACCATACTGCGATGTAAGGGTCTTCTAGACCGTCATCTGCCAGAACGTTACAGTAGAAGCGTAGGCGTGCTCTCCAGCCAGCCTTTGGCTCCTTACGTGACATCTCGCAACCGAAGCAGCGACCCTCTGACTCCTGGGTACAAGCAGCCTTACGCTTGTAGTCCTTTGGATTTGTGTGCTCTGCGATAACTACCGAAAGACCACGGTCTTCTGCGTAGTGTGCAGAGTCTGTGTCAAGTTCTTCTACAAACCTGATTTTTGCTGCCTGTCCGTCTACTAGCTTTAGCCAGCGAACTTTTGGACCATTTGATTCGAATTTTGGCTTATCAAGTAATGCGTTGATATCTTTTAGCCCTTTGATTACGCTCATTTTTTTCTCCTGTATTTATTATTGTTGTATTATTTTAGCATGGCGGCTATAGAGTTGTCAAACGAAACGCTTAACTTTTTTATTTCGCTGTCCTCCATGTCACCAATGTCTTTGTATTTCTTGTCTAGCTGTATTACGGAAACACGAGAGCCAAGCTTTTTAATTATCCTGTCTTTCATGTTGCCACCTGCTTCATCGTTATCTGCAATGACAATAATTTCATTGAAGTATTTTTGAAGAAGATCTGTTTGCATATTAGATACGTTAGAGCCAAGGGTAGCTACTGCAGGGAATCCGCATTGGTCTAGCCTAATCGCATCAAAGGATGACTCTACTACATAAACCTTGCTGGATGTCTTTACTCTATGCAGGTTAAACAGAGTCTTACCTTTGGGGAGCTTTGGTGTATTCTTGAAGTCTTTACCCTCGATTGACCTACCGACAAATCCAACTGGCAGCCCGTTAGGTGCGTGTACTGGTATGGTAATCATGTCTTGCTTCTCTGAGAATCCTAGGGAAAACTTTTTGACAGACTCTTCTGTAATCTGCCGACCGCTGTAGTATCTCATTGCTCTTGGAGATGCCAGGGCATCTGAGCTAAGCCTTTTAATTAGCAGCTCGTCAAATGGTACGTACTCTGGGACTTCCACGAGAGCCTTAGTAATCTCATCTGATAGATTTGAAGGAACTTCTTTGGACTTTATAAATCTGGCTGACTCGAAGTAGGTCCTTCCAGTTACGTGCATAACTAATTCATTTATGTCGGCAACCTTGTGACAAGAAAAGCAAAAGAACGTTCCCTTTGACTTGTCAACTTCTCCAGCTGGTGTGCGATGGTTTGGGTGGAATGGGCAGAACAATAGAAAGTCAAGGTCAATCTCACCCTCTATAGTTAAACCACTTCCTGTGAGAACTCTTTTGATCTGCTCTGCGGTGTATATATGACCGTTGTCCCGTCTACCCCTGCTATCCATTCGCTCTTCCTCTTGCCTACGTATACTGCATATAATGATAATTTAAATTCGAATATTTCTTTTTCGCTGTTATATTTTATTGTGAAGTCTGGGTCTATGTCAACCCTAACAACATACCCAGAAAGTTTCATCTCAAGCATTAGTAACTTGACGTATTCGATTTTAAGTCTAGGTATAGCGGCATCGTCGTAGATGTCGCCGTCTAGATAAAACCTTTTTACTGGCTTATGATGAAGGCTGTTCATCTTCCTATTATACTAGTTATCTGAATAATAAGCAATATAATCTGAATATTGTTTAACTGTTTTCATAGTCCTTGTACTTGTACCAACCCTTGTCAAAGTCGGCTTGGATTAAGAATTCTCCCATAAAACCGTTACGGTTCTTTCTAAATACACACTCGATGATGTCCGAGTTAGCTGCTCTACCCAGAGCAAGTACCCAGTCGGCGTCGTAAGCGATCTGACGGCTCCATGCTGTCTGTCCTAGTGTTGGTACTGTATCTAGCTTTGTAACGTCATCTGGAGTCGCTGAGGATATGGCTATAATTGGAACTTCCTCGGAGATAGCCATAAGCTTTAGTTCACGAGAAAGGTTCTTCATTCTAACAGTCTCATTATCTGACTTCTGGTTTGGAGACATTAGCTGCAAGTAATCAACAATTACGAAGTCTGGCTTATACTGGTCAATCTTTCCACGGAGTACCGCTGGAGTTACCTCTCCTCCAGAGTCATTGGAAATGATGTGAAACTCTGGCTTTCCTTGAACCTTGGATGCGTGCCACTTCTTTAGGTCATCAATCTCTACCTGCCCTGAGCTCAGCTTGCGGTGCGAGAAAAGACCCTCACCCATAATGGCAAACACACGGTTACGAACCTCTGTCTCACTCATCTCAAGGCTTACGATCATAGGTGTCTTGCCTTGCTTCCAAGCTTGAACTGCAAAGTATAGAGAAAGCCATGACTTACCAATACCTGGATAGGCTAGAAATACGCCAAGCTGTCCTGGCATAATTCCTGCTGGCAGGTAGTCATCAAATCCTGGCATCCCAGTCTTAATACCCATAGACCCTAGCTCTGCCTGCAGCTTTGCATTCTCATAGTAGGCAATTGCTGAGTCAAGGTCTGTGGCGTCAATGTCGCGGATGGCTGAGGTATTCTTTTTAAGCTCTGCTGTTTGACCTATGAGCTTTTCTAGTGCTGCAGTTGAGTTTCCATTCTGAACATCCGATGCAGCGTCACGAAGCATATCCTTAATACTATCATTAAGGTACTCTGCCTGAAGCTCTTCTAGATGGTGCTTGGTTGCACCAATACCTTGGACTGGCTGGAAATCTCTAAACTTGTCTATCACAAGAGATGTTGGTGGAACAGAGCCATTGTTCTCGGAGTATAGCCTAATGAACTCCCAGACATCCTTATGGGTTCTCAGAAGGTTATCCACGTTGGCTTGTAGAAGAACGTGTACCTGCTTATCATCAAGCACTGCCGATATTAGTTTTGCTTCTGTATTACTCACTTAACCACTTCTTCGCTGCAGCTCTTCGCTGCTGTCTCTCATTGATGTCTTGCTCGTACTGGTCACGCTTGTCAACCAAGTTCTGTGCGTAGTTTGCAAAATATTTCCAGGTCGGATTTTGTGCTGCTTCGAAATAATATTCTAGCAGATCGTAGCAGTATTGTAAAGTGTACGATTCAATTAGGGCGTCTGAAGCCCACTGCTCAACGTTTAAATTGATTTGAGGTCTTTGCTCATACCGTGCAGTATGCAGCTTACTGTAGCGACTGAGCAAGGAAAACCTCTCCTTGCGGTCTGCCATTATTTTCCTTCTAGCTCGCTGGTTGCCTCATTGACCTTTTCAGATAGCTTTGCCTCGACAAAACTGTAAATGCGTTCAAAGGCTTCTGCGGTATTCTCACCGTCTCGCTTACTATCTTCAATCCCTAGGTCAATACGTAGTGACTGAAAGTTTCCCAGGTTGAGGGTGTACCCCAAACCAACCTTTACTGTAGTGCTATCGTTTTCCATACCCATCATGTCCTCTCTCGAACTTCTTTACTTATAAGATACCACAAAAAATAGAATATTACAAGTGCAAAGAAATAATTTTTAAATGCTTTCTGACCAGATAGGAATAAATCTGCCATCTTCTGTTCTAGTATAAGCTAACATTCCATCACCCATACGTCTGGTCAACTCCTGAGTTGTAGGAGTTATATTGTTTGTTATTAACTTGTCTGCTCTTGGTCTCCCCATAGAGTAGGATGCTAGTGTATCACGAATATCTTTAACTTGCGACTCGGAATAATAACTTCTTACTTGCCACCCAGTCATACCGCCTTTTTGAGATCCAGTAGCTTTTACGATGACCCCTCTCTTAACAAGGTCTGGTATATACTTCTTGTGTCTATTAACAAGATCTGCCGTTTGACCAACCGTATACGCTCTCTCACGATTCTTTTTAAAATCACTGACGAGGCAGCTTTCTATTCTGTCTTGAATTATATTATAAACAGACATAATTCCGTTAGCTCTATTTATATGATGAGATCTTACAAGATCTCCATTTAAGAACCACACCTTTTTGTTACCAGGTATCACGGCAGCTTCGTTATACTCTTCACGAGTTCTATAACCTCGTTTTGGATTACTGGACATATAGACTACTGGTTTGGTACACCAAGAATTATTAGGTTGACAGCAACGGATGCATCACCGCTTGAGTTGAATCTAACAACGCCCTCGATGCGTGACGTTGTAACGCTTTTCAAAACAACGCTAACGTTTTTGCCAGCTGAGGTGTCCCCAATGTTTACTGGCGTGGCAGTGACTACTGGAGGATACTTTAGCTCTGGCTCGATTGAGTACTCAAAGGACTTCTCATTGCCAGCGCTCACTGTTGTATTGTTTACTACCTCTTTGTGTGCTGCTATCATTCTAGTCTCGGATGCGTTAAGGCTTTCCTTTCCATTTGATGGCGTGTCAATGGTGACATACCTGTAAGTGGATGATGATACCTGCGTAGAGATATTGTTAATCGCATTAGCGATCTGATAAATGTAAGTTAGGTCAAGTGGTTGACCTCGTTCTGGTAGTGGAATAATTGCCATAGTTCTCCTATTATATCACTTAAATTGCTTCTGGTCCAGCAGTATATGCTAGCAAGTAGTCTGAGGCTCTTGATAT